AGTAATCATTGTGAACATGGGAACTGCGTTCTTGGCAAAGGTAACAACGTTATTCATGCTGCGACACCTATCACCAAAGAACTTCAAACAAGCGTCAAAATTACCAGACGGCAACCCACATGCTGTTACCAGCAAGGTGCTAAGCAGAGCACCAGTTACAGGAGCTGCAGCCCAATGGCCAGTGACGTTCTTCATGCCACCGGTTACCACATTGACTAAATCGTCGAGGTTCACTTGGAACTGAGCCTCGGGAGCGTCTGGTTGTTCGTCCGTTGTGAAGTATCGCGACACCATCTTGGAAAAAAAGAGAAAAAATCTCTCCTCCAAAATTCCAAAAGACTTCCAAAAAGAAAGCCTTAAGGCGATGAGCAGCATTGGTCATAGACACAGTTGCCAGAACCTTGACTAATTTCAAAAGAATTGAGCCAATGTCCTTAGCAAAAGATACTGTCGGAACCATTGCTGCGAGCATCTTACCGATGTTCGCAATACCGTCGTCCAGGGATTTCGCCATCCCAGTGAAGTGAGTTGTTGTTTTGTGTAACTCTGCAGTCACACCAGCCACTTCCGCTGTCATTTTTTCCACGTTGTTCACCATTTGGAAAGGAGCTGTGATGGATTTCCCAAGTGTTCCTAAAAACGAAGAGGGAATTTCAGCTTCCATTTGGAATTCAGCAGCTGGGGGTTCATGGATCACGGCAAAGAGATCATTAACAGAGTCTACACTCCAGTTGTTGATATCAGATTCGATTTCCATCATGGCCAAATCAGCACAAATCACATCCATCATAAACTCTTCTTCAAGAGTCATAACTCGGTCATGAATGCGCTGGAAGGCCGCAACTGCCCGAAGCATTCGAAGATTGTATTGGAATCGGTAGCGTGAAACTACTTCATCAAAATCAACCAGATCATCAATACCTGAGTCATCAGAAGAATAGGAGTATACACTACCATCAAAATCTGATTCATTCCCAGAATCCATTTGGAATTTAGCGGGCAAGGGTCGTTTTTTGATCGCGAATCGACATTCAGGGGTTGTCGTATTCAGCATCATTTCGGAAATCTCATTCTGAAGTCGCGTCATTCGCCAAAATTTGTTCAGATGTTGTCGAACAAAGATGGGAAGAGGACGGGACTTAGATTTCCTCGGTGTTTCCATAACGTGGTCGGAGGGCAAAACCTTCTTCACACCACGCCGGGGATTCACCAGAGTGCTATTGTTCACACGAATGTAAACATTCACACTCCTCCTCAAATGTCTCAGAGTGGTGAGACAAGAAAGGGTAGCAACTTCATTGAAAATTGAGGTTTGTTGAGAGAGAGAAGACATAGTGATACATTGAAAATAGAGCGAACTCGAGTTGATCGTCAAAACGAACGAGAGG